GACCAAGAACCTGACTTTGATTACCATCAGGTATTGAATCAGTATCTACCAGAGGAAGCAGCAGAAGTAGTGGACATGTACTTAGGACAAGGAAAAACATTCCAAGAAATAGCAGACCACCTTGGGTGCAGTAGACAATGGGCTAACAAGGTTTACCATAAAGCCCTATCAGAACTTCGCCCCCACCTTGAAACCTATAACCTTCCTACTGAAAAACCAATCCATCACAAAGTAGAAATGAACTTACATCTGAGAACACATAATAAAATAAAGAAGATTACAAAGGAGTAACCCATGGCATACAAGAACGGTAAGGGACATTTAACTATCAGACAAAAGAACATACGCAAAGCAGTAAAGACAAAGAACATACAGTTCCTACTGTGGCAGTTAGTACAAGACTGCTTTGAAGATTTAGAATGTAACAAAGAACCAAGACACGGAGAGCAGATGATGAAGTTTGCAATCCAACAACTTGCTCTTATCGAGAGCAAATCAAAGAAGCCTACTGACTCGGCTTCACAAGTAAAGATAGCCAAACTAAAGGAATGGCTAGACGAATAGCATTAAACATAAAGGAGATTAATATGCTTTTACAACACCCCACATACACTGACCACTATTACAACACTGATACTCATGAAGTTATTAAGATTAGAACTCTCAAGTCTGGACAACAGAAGATGAAAGTAAAGAAGTTAGTTGCCAATTCAAATGGTTACCTAACTTTCAAAGTTCACTTGGGTAAGGGAAGATATAAGTTTTTCTCAGCACATAGATTTATTGCAGAGTGCTGTGCTGGTCGTGCTTTAGGTAGTGATGAACACCTCGATCATATTGATGAAGATAAGCATAACAATGCATTATCCAATCTTAGGATTGTATCCCGTTCCATCAACCGCCTCAATGTTAGTGCCCACAAAGGCTGGCAGGCACGCCCTTCTAAGACAAAAGGCTATCGCTATCAGGTCTGGTTTAGATCTGTTTATCAAGGCACATTTGATACACAAGAGGATGCACAGAACTACTACGATACTCTGAAGGCGGCTACCTTAGAAGCCGAACTAGATGGTGTCATTACACTTGAGCAAATGATTCAAGAGGTAGCGTAAGGTTATGGGTCGCAAGATATCTAATCCAAAGACTATGCAAAAGAAGTTACGCAAGATACTTGCTGACCCTTTCCTATTCATACCGAGACTAAAGATTAAAAATAAAAAGGGTAAGTTAGTTCGCTTCAAGTTAAATGCAGAGCAAGAGGAAATGCTCAAAGCATTTACTACTATGGACGAACACATGATTATCCTCAAGGCAAGACAGATAGGTTCCTCTACCTTAGTATCAGCATACCTCTTTTGGTTATGGTTTACTTCAGAGGAGCCTATCACTGTTGCTATCCTTTCACACAAGTTGGCTTCATCAAAGCATCTACTTGAGATGTGGTTTAGATTCTATGACAATCTTCCTCCACAGATTAAAGGTGAGTTAGATGTTCGCAACACTACAAGCATGAGACTACCATCAGGTGCTGAGGTTATCGCTGTATCTGCTGAAGGCAAGGGAGGTCTTCGTTCTTTCTCTGCAAACTATATTCATCTATCAGAGTATGCCTTCGCTCCTAATGCTGATGAACTAAAGGCTACTGCTATTGCTTCACTAAATGATGGTAGGTTGTTTCAGGAATCTACTGCTAATGTCTTTGGTGATCCACATCATGTAGATATCTTGAAGGCACAAAGGGGAGAGGCTAACTTACACCTACTATTCTTTCCATGGACAATGCACGAAGAATACCGTAGCAACCATAGGTCTACCAACAACTGGACTGATGAAGAGAAAGAAGCACAAGCACATTATGGATTAGATCTTCCTCAGTTGTATTGGCGTAGAACAAAGATACAGCAACTTGGTTACCATAAGTTTATCAGAGAGTATCCTGCTTCTATTGATGAAGCATACGCAGGACATAGCCAAGCATACTTCCCACCAGAATGTTTTGCTTATGTAAACAACTTGAGCATTGAACCACAAGATGATTACTTTAACTTCTTTGCAGACTACAGCAAAGAGAATGCATACGCCATTGGCGTAGATGTAGGTGGTGGTTCTGGTGGTGACCCCAGTTGCATAGTAGTTATGGACAAAGTAACTTATGAACCAGTAGCAATCTGGTCATCAAACACCACAAGTATTATTGAGACAGCAGATAGGTTAGAACATATTGCCTACGAATATGGTGAGGCTCGTATCCTGATAGAAGAGAATAGTATAGGTTCTGCCTTACTAAATGAAATGAGGAACAGAGGATACACCAATCTATGGAAGAATCCACAGAACAACAAAGACTGGAACACCAATGTAAAGACTAAGTTCCTAATGTTTGAAGAACTAAAGGAAGCCTTAAAGCAAGGGGTCATCAATAATCTAGATACACTTACACACGCAGAGTTAAGAGCATACTATCTAAATGACAAGGGCAGGATTGATTATCCAAAGAACCTACCCACACACGGTGACCGAGTAGTAGCCTTGGCACTTGCACTACAATGTATAAAGCAAGTTAGTTTACCAAAGGTCTTAGACTTACCACATTGGGTAAGAACACGCAGAGCAGAGCGAGTGGCAGCAGCCCACTCATTCCATACCAAAAGGAGATACAACTAATATGGAGCAAATAAAACACGGAGGTCTTGTAAGGGACAAGAGGTCAAAGGATCTATACATCTTTTGTGGGACAGCAACAGAAGAAGATCACAGGAAGTACAACGATGCTCATCCCTTCTATGCCTTGTCGGATGACAGAGAAGAAGACTGGTTGCTATGGTCGAACAGACAACACAAGTTTATTTTCATAGCCAAGTCAATAGCACATCTTTACATCGAACCAATAGAACTTGACAAGCACACTATCAGTGTAACGGAGAATACCCAAGATGCCCAGAACTGAACAAGATACCATTGGTCTTATACATACCTGTCTATCAGACCACAAAGAACATTGGGGTAATAGGCAAGAAGATATGCGTAGACTACGCTCTGCTTATTTAACCAGATTCTTTGAAGATGTTGAGTATGACCAGTCCACTATCAGAGTGGAAACTTCTGACGCTTATACCTTTATTGAATCTTACATTGCTTCACTCTTTGAGAAGTCACCAGCAGTTGAAGTAGACTCTATGAAGACTGATGTAGAAAATGTAGAGTTAGCAAGAGCCTCTGTGAATAGTTGGTTAGAAGGCAACAGGAAGGCGTTAGAGAACGGAAGTCGTCTTGCCCTCATCTACCCTATGTCTTTTTTCAAGATGTCTCCTGCGGTATCTGAGGACCCTTTACAGCGTGTTCGTATTAGAGCACTAGAACCTTGGCAGGTTATTCTTGATAGAGATGCAGACCTATGGGAAGAGCAGCGTTACTGTGGACATCACTATTACATACCACTACAAGAAGCAAAAGAAAAATATGGGAACAAGCGTTTCACTCCTGTAAGTAAGCCTAACTACTTCCACGATTATGATGGCACAGTTGTAGATAGAACCAACAGTCTCCCAGATGAATACCAGTACATTGAGGTAGTAGAGTTCTATGACTTCATGTATGACATGCTTTATGTTTACTCACCTAACTGGAAAGATGGAGGACTACTTGAAAAGAGAACCATTCCTCTCAGGACCTATGACAACGAGCCACTTGTTCCTATTGTTGGTCTTTATTATAGCCGTGTTCCTGATAAGCCTATGGATGGATACTCAACCCTCGGAAGAGTTTATGATCAGATTTTTGAAAAGAATATAATCCGTACCTTCTGGGCTAATGCTATCCGTAGAGATAGCAGGCAGTTCTTGGTTAAAGAAGGAGCGATGGATGAAGAAGCCTTGGCTAAGATTACAGCGGGTGTTGATGGTGCTATTATTCCTGTGGATAATGAAACACTTGATGGTATCATTCGTGAAGTACCTGTTACGCCTTTGTCTACAAACTTTGATAGATACCTACAGATGGTTGAGTCTGATATTCAGAGAGGTTCTATTATCTCCCCTAATACAAAGGGTATCGCAACTAAGGCAACTGCTACAGAGGTTACTGCACTAGCACAATACACGGCATCAGAGATTGGTCGTATGGCAAGAGAGCGCGATGAAGCCATTGAAGATATTGCACAGATTTATACACGCATGATGGTGTATACCTTAGAAGAAGATGACAAGCCTGTAATCATGGTAGGAAAGAAACCACGCTATGTTACAGCAGATGCACTTGACCATAAGTTTAGATACTTTGCTCTTGACCAAGCAGCAACCCCACTATCAAAAGAACTCAAGAAGCGTCAGTTGTTAGAACTTCTACCTGTGCTCTCGCAGTTGGGTGTTCCCCCTGAAAAGATTCGCGAAGAGATTGTTCGTGAGTTTAACTTACCAGATACATTCCTTGAAGTACCCGAACCTGTAGATACACAGGTGCGTACAAGAGCAGAGGCAGTAGAAGGTCAGCCTACCAATAGTGCTGAAGTCTTAGCACAGGAACTTGTAAGCCAACAGCGTTCAATCCCTTTACCAATACCGGAGTAAAATAAATGCCAATATACGAATACGAATGTAACCACTGCAACTATTGGACAGACAAGATCCTACCAGTAAGTCGCTGCGATGAAGCACAAGAATGTCAGAACTGTGGCAACACTTTAAAGAAACTAATCTCTATGCCAGCAAAGACTGCCAGTCTTTGGGGTGTTGATTGGAGAGAAGGACTTTCTTCTAACAAGTTCTCTACAGCATTAGGTCGTAAGGTTTCATCTAAGAGAGAAGAAGAACGAGTGATGAGAGAGAAGGGCTTTGTACCTGAGTCTGATTTAGGTAAGCACTTTATTGATGACCATAGACAGAAGATGCACAACAAAGAAAGAGAGCAAGCAAAGATAAACGATACATACAAAGCCAATCTTGAGAAGAACAATGGGGACAAGATAAAGGCTGTGACAGAAACCTTCCCCGCTCACGAAATGCTAAAACAATCATAAGGAGATTACAATGGCAAGAGAAATGGAAATCCAGATTTTGGGGATGGATTCAATGGACCCCGGTATGATGATGGCACAGGCTGAAGCCGAAGGTGCCATTGGTGACCTACGAGATATGGAAGAGGCAGAGTTTGAAGCAATGGCTCCACAGGGAGACTTTAGCAAAGCGGCTCTTAACAGCCTTGTACGGTCTCACAACAAGGTCAGTAAAATGTTTGATATGGAGACATACCCTGATTTTTCTGAGGGCGTAGAAGTCTTCCCAGCACGCTTCGTGCGTGAGTTGATGATGATTGCTCAGGCAGTTGCAGATGCGATTGATGAGGGAGTTGTTGATGAAGAAATGATGATTGATCTTTCTGATGTCCAAAGCGACAGAGACATTGCTCGTCTTGCTGGTAGACTTGATTCACTTTCCAGAGACAAAGACTTTAGACGCTTTCTAAAGGAAGGTCCATCAGAGAAAGAAGTTAGTGAAGAAGAAGTTGATCAGTCTGTACCCATGGATGAAATGGGAGACGATGAGATTGAATCACTAATGATGGATAGAGTCTGATGCCCTTCAAAAAGTATTCAAAGAAACAAAAGAAACTTGCTGCCGTTGCCCCACCTCGTAAAAAGATTACGAAGGCAGATCTCAAGAAGGTGAGGAAAACCAAAACCACTAAAAGGAAAAAGAAAACATGAGTGAAGAAGTAACCGAGACTGGTCAGTCTGAAACCGTAGAAGATACCAACACCGAAGTTACCCAAGAAGAAACTGCCGACATTCCAGAAGAGGCAGTAGATGCCTTTAACATTGATGAACTAATCAATGCGTCTTTTGATGAAGACCCTGTTATGTCCGGCGAACACAAGATTGGTGTACCTTATCAGGAAGTCCTAAAGCATATTCCTGAGAACGGAAGGAAAGTTATTCAGAACCTTCGTAGTTCTTACACCAAGAAAACACAGGAGATAGCCTCCATTCGTGCTGACTTGGAAGCCCAACGCGCTGACCTCATGCGTCAGCAGCAGTTGTTAAACTCTCCTGCCTTCAGAGAAAACATTGAGCAAAAAGCAAATAGCGAAGAGAAGTTTGACATTTGGGATACTGAAGGAAGACAGAAAGAGATTGAGCGTCAAGCAGCAAAGATGATGCAGCAGATGCTTGCACCTCTACAGCAGGAAATGAAAGTACAGCAAAGACAGAACCAGTTAGATAAGTTCAAGACAGAGCATCCCGATCTAAAGGAACATCGCCTTGAGATTGCAAAGATGCTTAACTCCCGACCAGAACTAAAGTTGGAAGATGCTTACTGGTTAGTAAAGGGTAGGGCTGCTTCTGAGGAAGCAACCAAACTCCGTGAAGAAAAGTTAGCAGGAAGACAGTCAAGTCGTGAAGGTCTATACAAGACTGGTAATGGTAAGAATGTTTCTCCCAGAAATGTAAAGGCACCAAAGTTTAAGTCTGCTTGGGAAGCCTACCAGTTCCATAAATCACAGGGGCGAGTCAAGGGTACTTGACAACTAATCTATTGTTGAAAGGGATTCGTCCATCCTTTATTGTCAGAACCGTAAGGTCACCGGATATAAATAAGGACAACCCCGGAAAGCAATAGACTCCGTAAGGAACAACTTAGACTTTTAGGTAATACTTATTTACACCATACAATCAATAAAGGAGAAAAGTTATGGCTATTTCTAATGACCTGCTCTCCTCAACTCTCTACTCCATTAGAGATTCTGAGGTTGACCAGTTGTACCGTAAGACTGCCTTCCTTGATCTATGTAAAGCCAATGGCGGCATAGAGTACGAGGATGGCGGCATCAAGATCCAGCGCCCTCTAAGCGTTATCGATCACTCAACGATCACCACTCTACCCACAGGGTATGAGCCAGTTTCCCTCGCAGTCAGCGATGTTCTTCGTCCTGCAATCTACGAGTGGTCTGACTTTGTGGCACCAATCGTTATCACCAAGAAAGAAGAAATGGAAAACCAGAGCGAGAAGGCAATCGTTAAGATTGTTGAGGCTCGTATGAAAAATGTTATGTCCATGCTTCGTCGTGAAGTAAACAAGCAGATTCTTGCTGGTTCTTCTACTACCCTCACAACCCTCAACACCCTAAACGGTGAGGCTTCCACTACCGGATTCCTTGAGGCTGGTGCAGCCGCACCCGGTACTCAGACCAACACCGTTGGTGGACTTTCCAAGAACGGACTAAATGTTCCCGGTTGGTTCAACGCCTTCCTACAGGGTACTGCTGCTACCGTCGTAGACGATCTAACTCAGGTGTATCAGGACACTAATCAGTTCTCACCTTTCGGGGATGTTCGCGCTATCATCGTAAACCCAGCAACTTTCCAAGCCTACAAGGCTGCTCTATTCACCAACGAGAGATTCATGTCCGCAGATTCTCTTGACGCTGGTAGACTTCAGTTGGCTTTCCACGGTGCTGTAATGGAACAGGACAACGAGATGCCCGCCAACGCTGGCGCAGCAACTCGCTTCTCAGCACTACTACTAAACTTCGAGGGTATCAAGATGGTTATGCATCCTGATGGTGATTACTCCGTTGGTCCTTTTGAGCACATTTCTGGCACCACTGCCCGTGCTGCACAACTATACTGGAAGGGTCAGTTGATTGCTGATCACCTCCGTGGTTGCGGTGTTCTTTCAGGCATTTAATAAGGAGATAAAAAATGGCTACCCAATCATTAGTTCAGTACCTAGAAACCGAGCGTTTCTCTGCTTTCCCCGGTGGGGCATCTGAAGGCATTGATCTTGATGCAATGAACCGTCGTCAGGTTGAGGTTTACCTTTCTGGTGAAGTCCTCAATGCTGGTGATGTTGTTGCTCTTGACTTTGCAACCGCTGCTCTTACCGATGGTCAGCGTGCGATTCAGGTTGTTCAAGCACTCTTCGATACCGGTGGCGGTGCGCTTTTCGACCGTCGTGCAGTTGTTGGTATCG